TACAGATAGTTGAGAAAAGTTTTGAAATTCTTTAGAACTATTCATTTTTAAACCAACATTTGATAATCTTGTGTATTTCATTTGCTGGTTGTAAACAAATTCGTTTACATAGGTTATTTGATGTTCTGGTTGATCTAAATGAGAAGGTCGTTCTGCATCAAATTTAATAAAATCTGCTATTGCATCAAAAGGATTTAAGTTCTGTCCTTGAGGCCAAGGTTCTGTTACAAAAGCTCCAGTATCAACAGTGCAAGTTACCTGTATAGTTTCAACACCTGGAAAAACAAGATCAACTTTATCACCTTCTTTGTAATTTGTGCCTTGTGATGTAATCGACCACCTCTTTTCACCAGTAGGCCATAACTCAATTTTCACCTGCAAACCACTACCCTGACCACCAGAAGGACTTATAGTTCTTGGATACCCAGTAACTTGATCTTCTTCTATTGTTATTGTTCTATATTTCTCAATACTAAAAGGACCAAAAAATCCATCTTCTTCGTCAAACGCTCTAGTACCTCTTTTATATGTATATCCATTAACGACTACAGTTGTTTTTTCTGTTCTAGCTAAAGCACGACGACTTCCATCATAATAAGTTAAATCATCTGAATCTTCATCTTCAAAATCTACAAAATAATATACTCTTTTAGCTCTAATACGTTTAGGATAACCATCTACCATTTCAAGAACATCTTTCATTGGAACAGTACCAACAGCATTTTGGTTAAACGCTAAAACTTTACCTCCTCCTACTTCATCTTCTAAAGGAATTTCACCTAAAAACCATTCAGTATTACTAGCCCTATTAGCAGTCAACCTATAATCTGATTTACCGTTAAAGAATACTCCATAACCTTCAATAATTTCACCAGTAGAGACTAATGTTGATCCAGTTAGTAAGTTAATATTTACAGAATCTGAAGTACTAACTTGCTCTTTCACTTTATTTCCAGGGCAAGGTTCTAATTTAAATTCCCTTAATTCTGCTTCTGAATGAGTTACTCTTATAAAATTGTATTGGGGTTGTGGTGTTCTTCCTAAAACAGCAAAAATATTTGTTGAGATTAGCTTCCAATCTTCTTCACCAACTGTTCTTGCATACAATTTAAAAAAACTAAATCTTTTAACATATTTACTTAATTGTCCTAAAGAAATATTTCCATTCTTTTTTTCATAATCATGAACAACACCATCTATACCAGCATTATCAGGAGCACCGTAATATTGCCAATATCCAGGATGACTATTTACATTTGTAAAACTTGTAATTTGTTTATTAACAACTGATTTTATACCTATTTCTGTAGCATCACATTTGTAGCTATTAGTGACAATACCAATTGCACATTTTTGTATTAATAAAGTTTCAAAAGGATTATGAGCACCTTTTACAGGTTTAACCTGAACTTCACCAGGTTCGGTGATTTTAAATGTAAACTGTTTAGTCTTACCTTTTTCCCATATATTATCTTTTCCTTCTACTTCACTACTAATTAAAATACCTTTAGCTGTTCCTATCAGATATTGCTCTCCAATAGCTAAAGTATCATCTGTATTTTCTCGATCAGAATTAATAGAGGAAGCAACATCTTCAGAACCCCAATCACTAAAATCAAACTCATTATTAGGATCAAAGTTTGCAATCTGATAAGTAACTAAATTATCTTTGGTTACATTAAATGTTCCTGTTGATGTATTACCATTAGCATCAACTATAGCTTGATAACGAGGAAAATTTGTTTGAATTTTTTCTCTTTTGATAACAGTTTTTCTTTCAATATCACCGTCTAAATTGTCTTGTTTAATTACTAATTCATAAGGGAGCATAAATCTCATGCTATTTGGTACAGGGTTATACGCACCAAAAACATTTTGTGTAGAAGGAGTACGAGTACCACAAAAAGTATCATCAACAAAACCCTGAGTTCTATCATTATCAACTAAAGGCAAAGCAATATCATCAGACCTGATATTCCCATTTCTATCTCTTTCTATTTCTAAAGTTCCCTGTGGATATTTATGTGTTGAATTTTTAAATCTACCATCTCCATTTTCACCTCCGTCATACCAAAATAATCTAAATTTACCTTCTGAATAATTTTTTAAAAGAACATCACCAATAGCAAAACCATTGAAATCAGGACGATCACCAAGTTGTCCAGAAGATAAGTTAAATATTCCTTTTATTTGCTGTCCTTTACCTAAACTTCTCATTTGTGACCAAAGTAATTGTGTATTAACTCTGATACCACCATGTTTAGTTTGGTCATTATCTTGAACACTATCTAAAACTTGATACTTAGCAAAAACTAAAGGAATAACAGCACCTAACTCTGCAAGCTCCTGTACGGAATCAAATCCTGTCTGAGGAGCAAATCTTCTTACACCCTGCTGCCCTGGTGTTGTAAGGCTTGCTGCACCAGAGGCTTTGGGAGGTTTTGGTTTTGGAGTAAAAAAATAAGATACAGCAGTAAGTATTACACCAACGACTATCTGACCAAAAGTAGTTAAACCACCTCCTGCTGCTACGAGACCTAATGCCTGCGGCATATTAACAATATAAGGAATATTGTCATACTCCTTTGGTCTATTACCGTTAAGATTTGATGTATATTTTAAAAATTGAAAATATTCTTCTTCACTAATACTTAACTGCTGACAAAGTTCCTGCTCAAAGGGTAATAATATTTTTCTATAGCCAAGCTGTCTATGGGGTTCCATCGAACCACCTGCTCTCCGCAATTCAGCCATCCATTTTCCCAGTAAACAGCAAGACCATATCCAATACTAGATTTGCATAATGCTACTGTACCTATTTTAAACTCATTTGTCTCGTTTCCCCAATTTTCTAATTGTTCTTTAAATATAGAAAAATCTTTTCGTCTTACTCTTCTATACCAATCCCTTGTAGGTTCTGGTGAATTAATACCGTAATATTTTAAAACATGTCTTGCTAAAGAAACACAATCTGCTGCTTGATGCCTGTCAGGATCAGCACCTAACCTATACCTTAAACCAATAAGTTGATGTGGTTTCATAAAGTTTGGATGTTACCAGTACGAGGTAAAAATCCAACTATATTCTCTGAAAAAACTCTATTAGGAGCAGTCGTTCCAACCGCATCAATAGAACTGCTTAGTAAAACTTCTATTGTCGTAGCGTCATAACCAAAAGAAGCTAGAAGCCAATGTTCTGTTGTTAAAACTTGACTTACAGTAAAATTTTCAGTCATCTTACAAACTTGTACAACAACATTACATTTATCTTGTAAAGCTTGTTTTACATGATTCATAGCAACAGAATTATTGGAGAGAATTATCTGAGCTTCTAAGTTGTCACCAGATTTTGTTTTTGCAGCACCTTGATATATAAAAGGTAAAAAATTAAACTTCACACCATCTTTTGTTA